GCTGTCTGTTTCAAGTCCATTCTCTGAAAGCCAGTTTTTCATCTGTTGTACAGAATTAGGATTTTCAAGACCGGTAAGTTCCTGCATCTGTTTTGTAAGTGCCGTCTTGCTCTTCTCATCAAAGGCAATGGCATTCTTAACAAAGACCATATCAACACCAATGCCTCGGTCATTGATTTCCTGGTCAAGATGGTACTCGTCCCACATTTCATCAGACACTGGAAATCTAGCAAGCTTATCCTTGATGCCCATTTCCGTTTCAACATCACGGATATTGTAGGCTTTGAACTGTTGCCACTTCTCCATATCGTGATAAGGCATATTTCTTGTTCTGCCACCATTCGCTTTCGTTGGAGTGCAAGGCACACAAAAATACTTGATGAGGTTTTTACCTTCTGAAAGTTTCTGCTTTTCAAGTCCAAGGACAGCACCGACACCCTCAAGAGATAACGGAAGTCCGAGTGTAGCCGACCATATCATTGTGCAACGCCATGACACAGGATCAAGACAATATCCCTTAAGAGATACACCATTATCACGAAGATACCTGGATAAGCAGACTCTTTCAAACTGTGCATTGAACGCCCATTTGATAACTGAATCATCTGTAAGTGCATCGATGATATCCTGTGGTATCGTTTCTCCCATTGCCAGGTCAACAACCTTAACATTGCCACCATCGACTGAATAACCGAATAAAAGGATTTCAAAGTCATTACTCTCTGTGTACTTGTAAACACCTGACTTCTGAAGACTTATACTTGAGTAGGTTTCTATATCAATACTGATTGATTTCATTATTTCACTTCCTTCCAAAGCAAAATAGACGGCAGAGGATAACCTCCACCGCCCATATGCTTATTCTTCAGTTGATTCTTTCTTTTCACTTTTCTTGGCTCTGTGTTTCTTGATGCTGTCACGCACAAGCCATATACCATTCATGACAGTACTTACAATGCCGTAGATACCAGCACCCATAAAGAAGTAGAAAATGATAAGTACATCAACCTGCTTTGCTAATTCATATAATTCGTTCATATCGTTTGCCTCGTATATTCGTAATAGTCGCAGACGATGGTGTTTCACACCGCCTGCAGGAAGTTAATAGGTCTATTCAGATCAAGATAAGAAATCGTCATCTTCCTCAATGCTGAAATCATCAGTTGCAGAGCTACGACCACCAAGTGACTCTCCATCTCTGATCTTCTGAATGTTACCAAGACCACAGGCAATGCCCTTATTACCATTAGAGTTGAAAGCATAGAAGTTAAGAGAAACTCTTGCATAGCAACCACTGTACACTTCATCACGGTCAAGGATAGGCTTTACGGCCTTATCAACAATCTGTGGTGCTGTCTTGCTGTTGGCATTGATGAACCAATGTCCGGCATAAGCCTCGTCCTCACGTTCTGTATCTCCGTCACGAAGAGGAAGCTTGATTGCTGCCTTGTTAGGCTTCTTGCCACCGAACTTTGCAATGCCTTCCTCAATAGCTGCATCAACTGCATCATTGATTGCCTTTACTGTTTCCTTATCGTCCTTTGGAATAAGAACAGATACGCTGTATCTTTCAGGACCACCATTGATTGATACTGGGTCCCATCCATGGAAATAAGAAAGTCTTGTGTTTTTACCTGTAATAACTTTAGTTCTGTTTACATTAGCCATAATCGTTAATCCTCCATTTTAAATTCGTTTTTAGCGTCTGATATATTCATTGCCTTTCTCTTATCCGAATTAGGTACAAGAGTCGGCTTTCCGGGTGGTTTGTAGATAAGGTCACCCAGTACCTTTTCAAATGTTGCCTTACCCATCAGTTTCTGCATCTCTGTAAGAGTGATGAGCGACTTTCGGTAAATATCCTTATAGCCTGCCTCCTTGGCTGCTTTGGCAACTTCAATCTCGTCCTTGTACTTACGGACGGAGCGTCCTTCAACAACCTTGAATCCGTTCCACTGCTTGCCGTGGTTTACTGCCGATTCGGTAGCATAAGCCATAATCTCATTTGCCCACTTTGTAAGATCAGGAATAATCGTTAATACCTCTTCGATTTCGCTGTCTGTAAGAAGTGGAGGAAGTTTGAACTCTTCCTGTGCAAGTTTCAGTTTTTCTTCTGCTCTTGCTCTGCATCTGACTGCTGCCCTGCAGAAGGTACACCATTCACCAGGACAATATTCGCCCTCGCCATTCATGGCCATTTCTGCTTTTGGCTTTAACACCTCGTTAGCCCATGTTCTAAGTTCTACCACCGGAATCGTCCATGTACTGACATTTTCACGTCTAGGCTGGAAGATGGACATTGATACTTCCTTGATGTCATATAAGCTGTCATAGATGGCAAGCGCACCAAGTGCATAGCATTTCATCTGTGGATTGTCTGTTGCATCAACAAGAACTCCCATTCCATATTTGAAATCGATGATATGTAATCTGTCATCAGATACAATCACACAGTCTGCTGTGCCATAGCCGTCCAGCACATAATCAGAAAAGTCTACGTGTTGCTCTATCAGCACCAATGGGTCCTTGCAATTTTGTTTTGCAATATCAAGCTGTTCCAAGACGAAGTCCACATATGCATCTGTGTGTTCCTGCATTTCATCACTGTCATAGGATGATACAGGTCTTTTACTTCTCATGCGGAGCGCCTTCTTAAGCTTGTGTTCACATTGAGCGTGAGCAGCTGTTCCTTCTTCTGCTGCCTGGCTTGTCTTATTCTCGAACTCTGACTCAAGGCTTGCACTAGGTGTACAGTTGAGCCATCTGTGAGAACTCGAAGGTGAAAGGAATGCGTGTTTACTCATCTCCAAGCACCTCCGCCTCTTTGATAATTGCTGCATACTGACTAGGGTCGATGTCTGATAACTTGCTACCACCATACTTAGTGATAAGACCCTTTACTTCTGCAGTAAGTCCGTTC